AATAGATGGCATACGTTTAGCGTAATGTATGTCTAAAATAAATGGTTTTGTGTCCTGGTATGATATTTTTTTTACTTCGTACAAGTCTTTCATTTTAAAAATTATCATATAAATTGATTGGATTTTGTACTTCCTCTAATAATTCAAGCACTCCATCCTTTCTAAATAATGTTTTGGTATCGTAGTCAACATTACCAGAATTAGATTTTACTAATGCTGCTTTTACTACCGCCATGCGGTCATACTTCACGCGCATTTCCTCACAGATTCTTTCGCAATCCTCCGCACTCGCCAACCATAAACTCAATGCAAATCTTACTGAGTCTGTAATTGAACTCGCACCTCTGATCTCAGCTCTATGGCTCATGGCATCATCTGAATCATTGGTTAATGCACCTTTGTTTAAATGATGAATCGTAAGCGTTGTACAACCTAACCGCGCTGATATGTTTGCGCAATAAGATCCCCATAACTGGCCCGCCTCATTACTGCTTGATACATTACCAGTTGTAAATGCTTGTAACGGGTCAAAGCAAACCAACTTTAAATTTGGTATGGCTTGCAACTCTTCCACTAGCTCTTGCGCGATAGGTGTAACCCCTTCTTCTCGCATCAAGATCATGGGTTCTTTTTGCTCGGGGACTGGAAACACATAAACGTCAAACGAGGAGTTAAAACGTCTGCCTTTGGGGTCAAGCAGATCTAAACGCCTATGTATTTCCATTAAATCATCTTCAGCACAAAAAATTACAGCGTTACCATGTTCTTTAACATCCTTCCCCCACCACCGCGCGCCTGGACAAGATATTGCCAACGCTAGCTGAATAATACTTAATGACTTACCCACACCACCAACGGCTGCTAAAATGCCTGGCTTGGCTATAGGTATTAATCCATCTACTAAAAATTTTTGTGGCTCTGGCTTACCGACTAGGTTTCTGATCGCATACTTTTGTATACCAAGCTTGTGTTCCATCAACTCAGCTTTCACTTTATCTAAACCATGCTTTAAATATAAGTCGTTGTAGTCTCCACGCTCGCTCGGTAAGCGCACCGCACAATTAAGCACGGCACTTGCACACTCTTGCGCTTTCTTCTCACCCACGCCGTTCTCATCATTATCTAGGGCTAGAATAAATCTAGCACCCGTTAGCTTACGCAATTTAGAGACTGCATCCAACGTAAAGTTGGCACTAAATACGCAAGCCACGGGAATCTGGGTAGCTTCATAAACTGAAGCAGCAGTTGAGTAGCCCTCAACTATAATTAATTTTTCTATATCTTTTAGATCTAAAAAGGTAGTACCAATTAAAAATACATTACCTTTTATTTCTGATGCAGATTTGAATCTTTTGTTGCCTTTTTTATCTATAGACTGTAGAGAACGAATCTCGCCTGTAGTAGAATAGACAGGAACAATTAAGTTACCATTTAATTGCTTCAACCCATAACTTTTAACTTTTTTATTCGTGAGATATTCATGTTCAGTAGCCTCGTGGCATATATTCATTCTTTCCTGTGCCTCTACAGCAACCTCATCTTGTCTCAGTTTCCTCTGCTCTTTCGCTTGAGCAGATGCCTGTTCCATTTGTTTATGTAGTGCTTGCTTGTCAACCACACTTAGGGTATTGGTATCTATAGAAGACCATTTGCCTTCAAATCCAGTCTTCCAATTACCATAAGTGCAGAACATGTGTTCACCCACCGGGTTTACTACATAGTATCCACTACGCTGGCCATTTGTATCTGGTTTACTGTTTATTGCTTGTACTGGCACTCTGATTATCTCACCAGTAATTTCTAAGAAGTCTACAAGCAATCCTTGTGCTTGCATCTCGTTTATTAAATCGTGTGTACTCTTTCCTGTACTAAATCCTAAATCGTTATAGAGTACGTCCCTCTTTAGGTACTTTGTTAAATCCATTTGCAGCTCTCTGGTCATCTAACTCGGCTTGCACGTTCGCCCAGTTTAGATATTCTCTAACAATAGAAGTAAATACTTTTTTACGATTCTCCCTATCCCATTTATGCAATGGTTTGTCTTCTTCTTCTAATGTTAAATCTAAATATAAATTCTTGGTTTGCGCTATTGAGTATTCAACTCCATCATCATTTAATTGTGCTTTGTTTGGCAGTCTCAAACCTTCACCAATCTTTTTTAAATGATCCATACAGCACGCTCCAAGCCAATGTTCTCCGTCTTGTTTTAAAAACGGGCCTGCTGGACGCTTACAATAAGCGCACAGCGTAGGCCTTCTATTACCATCAAAATTAAAATGGTGCTTCGTCATCAGCTGTAGATCCTACTGCTGCCAAGTCTGCCTCTGATGGGCCAGCTTGTATTGGCTTTTCACTAACAACCTTTGGCTTTGCATCAGTTGACTGCCAAGTCTTACCCCAATCCTCATTAATTTTTAGATATCCGTTCTCATCTTTTACAAGTTCAGCAGATACACTTTTACCCATAAATGCAGTAGATGTATCTTTTGGTGGCTCTTTAACACCCATAGCTTGCGCCATAAGTAAAATAGATTTAACACCACTATCCACATACTTAGGATTGTCATGTCCAACTGTAAAGGTATGGTTAATTCTTATACCAGAATCACCTACCTCAAAATACATCTTGCACCCGCGCCATCCGTTTCTACCTTCCACTAACTCTTCTTCTTCGCCTTGCCAATGCAGAACATGTCTACCTGGCTCTATTTGTCCTCTGCCTTCACCGACAGAATCAACATTAAAATTACTTAGATCCATTATTTACTCCTTTTTTTTAAATCCAACATTTATATTCAACGCAATCATCCTCTTCAGACCCACAGTAGTTACAATAACCATCTGTAAACTGTGGATCTTCACCAGGATCATACTCGTTGTACTCTAATAGCAATATCTCATTCATCTCAACATCTGCTCTCTGATTTCTTTCCAATCAAAAGGCATCTCGTTATCCAGACCAAACCTGTTCTTAGCTTGGAAGCCTGGTGTTTCTTGAGTGAAGATAGTTCTATCACCTTGTTTAAGTTTGGTAGTCATACCACCGCCTTTGCCTTTTACTTGGATAGTACCTATCTTGTAATTAGCAAATAAAACAGCGTCACTATGCTCAATGATTAAATCAGCTGCTTTTCTATGCAACTTGATCTGATGTCTATCATGTGGCTCGCTTGATGGGTCTTCATACCTTTTAACTTCATTATGTGCAATTTGTAGGATAGTGAATCCATTTGCTCGTAACTCGTTTAATAAACCTAAGTATTCTTTCCATGTCTCAAGACAAGCTGCATAGCCCTTACCATAAGCAGGTGCGCTTATGTCTGGCCATCCATTTTTCTCACAAACATATTCTTGCATCAAAGTTTCTAGCCAATCTAAACTATCTATTACAACAGTTTTGTATTCAGACTTATCATTGATTAATGCTTTTAAGTTTGCAACAAACTCATTGTAAGATTTAGCCACAGGAAAATGTGGACACTCTATCTTACCGATACCATCTTCAGCTTGCACTATGATTGGTTTATTCATAGTTGCGCCAAAGGTTGTCTTACCAATACCACCAGGTCCATAGATAACCATGATTGGTGGTTTTAGTTTTGCCTTCTGTCTTATATTAGCTAACGACATTAAGAAGTCTCTATAACAGATTCAGACTCTACTGCATCTTGTAATCTTTTGCTGTATTCAGCTCTTAAGATATCAAGCTTTTCTAATTCAAAATTTGCATTGCCAACTAATTCATTTTTCTGTCTCTCAACATTAGCTAATTTGTTGTAATGTATTTTATTCTCTTCAGTAAGATCGTCATACGCATACTCAGTTCCGCCTTCTTCAAAGCTAAACTTAATAGGTTCTTGTTGTACTTCAGTCATTCTATTCTCCTTTTTTATTATGTTTATATGTATCACATATATCTTTAGCATTACACCAACGGCATCCGTCTTTACTATAGTTATATGTGGGTATTTCTTCATAGCAAGCCTCTGCTGCTGGCTTTAAAGTTTCATAAGCCCATTCAACTAAGTTAATAGCTGATATGGAATATGATCTGATAGGACCATCTTTATGCCAACCTCTTGGCTGTACGATAGTCATTTGAACTGTGCAATCGTCTCCGTATCTTGATAATGCTCCTAGTGCATAGATACGCATTTGTGGGTTATCTGCCTCAACCGCCCACTTACCAGATTTTAAATCTATTACTTCTATCATGTCTTTGCCAATGAGAATAGCATCTGCTGTTCCCCATAGATCTACATGTATTTCTGGCATGTTTACTTTCTCTTCAATTAAAGGTCTTTTTATATCTAAATCTTGTATTCTTTGATCTATGTAATCTACATATATATTTGCGCAGTCAATCATTTCTTGGTCAACTGTAATGTCAAAGTCTTCTACATGGTGTGTTGTATCTAAGTAGTATTCTTCTAATGTGAGATTGTTTAACCTACCCTTGAGTAGTGTCTCTACCATTTCGTGAATCAGCGTACCAGTAGCAGCAGGTATACCTACCTTGTATTCTACGTTTGCGCTTGCAAGTAATTGTGGCATACCTGGACATGCCATCCATATCTTTGCAGATGACGGACTTAACTTAGCGTGTGCCATTTACAGAAATATAAGAGTCTTGTTCCATTCTTTTCACATCATCAAGATCGTATTTAATCTTGCCACCAATTTTAAAATAGCTTGGGCCTTGGCCTCTATACCTTCTATTGTCAATTGTTTTCTTGCTGACTCCCCATCTATCTGCTAGTTCGTCAACCTCTATGGTGTTTGATATGTCAAAATTCTTTTCTAATATTTCCATAAATTTCCCTTTTATTAATATTTTTGTTTATAATAAACCAATATTACTAATTTACAAGTGATATATTAATAAAAAAGTGGAGAAATTTTATGAATAAAACTATATATGCACATACAGATATAGGCGATGAAAAGGATTGGGATCAGGCAATAGACAAGCTTGCAACCAATAACCAAGTAGCTGGAACACACTACAAGCAATCTAGAATACAGCCGATAGACTATATATACGCTAATAATTTGTCATATAACTTAGGTAGTTGTCTGAAGTACATAACCAGAAGTAAAGGCGAGAAGAGTGATAGAGTGACTGACTTATTAAAAGCCAAACACTTTATAGATCTTGAGTTACAAATGGTACATGGTGTAGACGCAAAGGGTAATGACATTGGTAAATATTCTGTAGAAGTTTCTCTTGATTAATGAGGTAACTATGAACTTATATGAGTTTGACGATCCAATTCTTAAAGAAAGAAACGGAAGAAAACCAATATATGTAAACAAACATCTTGCTAAAAAGTTTAAGGATTTTTGTGAGAGCGAGCAGAAAGAACCACATAAGGTGGCTGAGTATCTAATATCTTTAGGTATGAACTCTGTTGAGCATTACGAAGATCCTATGGTGTCTGTTGACATTGAAGCTCTTTAAATAGATCTTCTGTATTTTGCAACGAATCTGTTGCTTGGATATCTTTGTCTTCAACGGTTATCTGTCCTTTACCACAAGGGAAGGCAAATAAAACCTTTTGACAATTTAATGCTACCAAAGCATACACATCTATATCACCTTTCTTATAAAACCTATTTTTAGAATGAGAACCACAACGCAAATCAAACCGCCAGTTCTTTCTGGCTTTCTCTATTTGTTTTTGTGTTTTAACTTGGCACTTGTAAAGAGTGTGGCCAACCTCAAAGATGATATCGGCTTTAGATCCGTGTGGCATCACGGTAACGGTGTCCGAAAAAGCAGAAAGCACCGAGGCTACTAAATATTCTCCAGATCGGCCAACTCTTTCTGATTGGCGAGACATGTGGTTATTGTGGAGCTGGTCCTAATGGTGTAGGTGGCTGAGATAAAGATTGTAAATACTGCTCTCTTTCTAGTTCTTGCAAAGGTCTAGTTGCACTTATTATATTTATAGTTCTAATAACTGCGTCTGTAGAGTCAAGATCTGTTTTTGCAAGTTTAACTAATTCATTAACAGAGTTTTTGCTAGTAAATGTTTTTGCTAAATCTTGCATTGTCTTTTGTTGTAAGTATTCACCATATCTACTTGCAAACTTTACCCTCCACATAAACGAGCCAACCTGTGCAACTGTTTGTGGCGCGTTTCTAGGATTGGGTGGTATTTTAGGATTGTCTACATTAGCAATCCTTGCTGTTCTTTTTAAAACTTCATTAAAATTATTAAATCCTAGTATCAAAGCATTTGGGTTAACCCCGTTAGCTTCCGCTACACCTTTTAAAACTTGGTTAAAATTAGCCCTTTGATTTTTTGTACCAGCTAACGCCTTATAAAGATCAAAACCTGATTTAAGTGATTCGCCACCAGGTTTTGTTATGAATGCTTGATTTGCAGCATTTTCTATGTAAGCCCTAGCAATATTTGGAAATGCCTCTTTGTCAGTTTTATTTAATATGGTATATGTTTGCTTTATATCATTAACATTATTTTTTGATGGATCAAAAACAAAAGATTTTATTTTTGCTGGCGTAACGCCTTTACCAAGCGCCTCTACATTATCAAGCACAGGTTGCACTATTTCATCAGAAAGTCTTGCAAAAGTATCTTGTGCATTTCTGTAAGATATATTTGTTCTTAATTGGTTATCTAAATTATTTAATACACCAGTACCATCGTCATCAAAAAGAGCATTTCTTGCATCTTTGTCAATAAATCTTCTGTTATCTGCTACACCAAGTTTAGAATCTTTTATATCTTCTCTTAATTCTCTCATAGACGCGCTAACTTTTTTTATATTGGTTTCTGGTATTAAATTAGCTTCATCTCTAGTCAGTCTTGTTTTTAACTTTTCAAGTGTTTTTATGCTAGGACTTTTTTGTCCAAAAGCAGATATTTTTTCATCTATTTGTCCTAATACATTAATGATTTGTGCTTCATCTAAATTTTCTACATTAGATACTATATAGCCTGCATCTTCTGCTTGTATTCTTCTTGCCTTCTCTGCATTTCTAATTGCCTTATCAGCAGTTGTGCCAATGTTTTTATATACTTTTCTTACGCTTTCTGGATTCTTAATTATTTCATCCATCAACCTATCAGCAACTTTATTAATTTCTTGTGGTCTGTTTTTAATATAGTTATACATTATGTCTCCGCCTTTTTCAGAGCCATAAACTATTTCCCCAACGCCTTTTAATATTTTGTTATCAATCAGTTCAGGTGCAGTAATTTTTATACCAAGTTCATTTGCTTTTCTTTCAACTGATGCAGCTAATGCTATTTCTTCATCTGGCACATTTTTAATGGCTTGTTTAGCATACCTAGCTACTCTGCTAGGGCTTGCAACATAACCTGCACCTAAAGTGGATAAAAGTGTTAATGGTAAAGATTGCCATGGTGACATACCCGCTTGTTCTTGTGTTTCTTGTACTACACCACCTACACCGCCAACACCCATAGCAGTTGCGGCTGGTTTTATTCCTCTAGCAAACAAGCCACCAGGTGCAGCAAATTCACTAATTGTTTCTGCAAACTCTCCCGCTTTTGTTTGTGGTTGGTATTGAGTAACAGCTGTAGCACCTGGTATTTGCTCAACACCACTTATAATTCTTTGTTGTGACGGAAAAGCAACACCTGGTTTGCCAGATATCAATCCTGTTCTTTGTGTAGCTTTTGCTAATTCTGCTAAAGGTCCACCAGGCATTTGTTGGATAAATCCTTTTGTTGGACCAACTTGCTCTAATAATGCTGGCAAACCAGCAACACCAGATACACCCCTTACTGCACCAGTAGCAACTGATCGCAATACGTCTGAGGCTTTCTGCCTTCTTTGCTGTCGTACTTCTTCCTGTAATCCAGTTTCTAATTGTTCTAGTGCAACATCTTCTTTAGCAGTTAATCCAACTTGGTTGTAAAAATCATTTTTAGGTATATCAGCATAATATTTAGAATGTAAAGCATCAACAAGTTGTTTATCAGACAAGTCTGCATATTGTGGATATTTTTGCCTGACCTCTTGTATGGTTATAGCCATTATCTAAGACCTAATGGATCTGCGTCTTGCTGTGTGTATGGAGAAACCCAAGGTGGTAAATTGCTAAATTGGTTTAATTTATTTAAGTATTCTAGATCATTAGCATTTAATCTTCTTGCAATTTCAACTGTCGTATTATATTCATTTGTAATTCTCCTAGTTATATCTTGCATTACAGCAATCTTTTGTTCAGCATTTACACCTTTAGAGATAATATCTAGTGCATTTTGGAAATCTCTATCAGATAAACCTCTACCTGATTGACCTCTTGCAGCTGCAAAAGTAAATGCTAAATCAAGAATTTGTGATTGTATGATAGCTGATCCACCTGAAACTTCTGCAATCTTATCGCTAAAATCTGTACCTTCTATAGACGTTTGTGTTTCTTTTAATTGTTTGTAGATAGGATTGTTTTTATTAGCCTCTGCTATATTTGCAAATCCCTCTATATTAGATTTTAAAAATTGTATAGCATTAGCTCCACCTGCAACTAACTTATTTGCAGTTTCAGGATTTTCTGCAACATTTTTTGCTAACGTGCTAACTTCATTAATTAGATTTGTTCCAGTTTTATACTGATCTATAATTGGTTGCAATTTTTTATCCAAGTTCATCTCACTTGTTGGAGCTGCTTCCGTTCCTGTTGGCAGTTGTGTCAACCTATAACCTTTATCAGCTAATTCTTTAGTTTTTGCAATAGCTTCTTTTTTTGAAATGTTTTTTACAAAATTATCATCAGAATCTATTACTTGTAATAAATTGCCAGGGTTACTTCCTCTGTTTAAAAAAACACTATACTCCTCTGCTGTTGGTGTTTGATCAGTAAGCAAATACTCTTGATAACTGTTAGGCATTTTTTTTGTTTTTGGCTCAAACTGTTTCTGTAATTGCATTGTCCTAGCCACAGGATCTCCGCCTTTTAAGGTTTCTGACAATGCGGATAAACCTACTCCAAGGTTTTGCCTTCTTTGTAATTGCTCCTCTGGTGTTAGAGGTGTTCTAGGTTTTCCAAATGCCATAATTAAGTTCCGAATAAGCTTGGTGGTAAATTAACTTGACCAGATTGATAGCCTGATCCAACCATTCCGCCTGGATTAAAATTAAAATTTTGCATAGGTGGAACAACGCTACCACCCGCAAATGTTTGCGCGCCCCCGCCCCCAAATAAACCTTTAAGGCCACTAAAAGGATTTATATTTCCTAACGCTAAAGAACTACCAAGTCCTGCTATACCGCCTAGCACGCCCATAGGGCCAGCTGTTGATTCGGATGTGGTTGTCTGACCAACCAATGATGGCATACCTTGTACGCCTTGACCAAACAGTCCTAATTGGTAGGCTGGATATTGTAATTCTCTTCCAAACTCGCTGAAGTCAAAGTCTCTTTGTGCTTGTCCTAATCCTCTAGATAAACCACCGTAACCACCAAGTAATCCTAGTGCTTGTTGTTGTCCGCCTAATAAACCACCCAGGAGTCCAGCTTGTTGTTGTCTGCCCCTAAGTTCTAATTCTGGTGCAAGCATAGCCATCTGTTGTTTTCTTACTATGTCAGACTCCGCCGCGCCCAGCGCCTGCCCGTATCCTCTGTCTCTTATGTCGGCAAGAGTTCTAGCCTCTTGTTCTTGTAAAGGTCTTAATGCTTCTTGCTCGTATATAGTTCCTCTTGAGCCACCAAACGCACCAGATCGCATTGCTACATCTTGCGCTTGCTGTTGTTGTAAATCTCTACGTCTAGCAAAGTCTTGCTCTGTTAGGTCTATAACTCGTTGCTGATAAGGTGATTCGTATGCACTAATATCCATATCTAATAAAGATGGAACATCTCCTAACTGTGGAGATTGTTGACTAGCTAACTGTTGTAGCATCCCAGTTGGATCAAGTCCACCAAAGGCACTACCATACAGACCTTGTATGCCTGCGCCCATTTGCATCTCTTCTGGAGATAAACCTGCTATTCTATCGCCAGTATATTCCTGAAATGGTATGTCAGCAGCTTCTTGCGCTCTATTTAAATAGTCTTGATAGGCCTGTTTCTGCCAATCTGGTAGCGTTGCTTCTTGTGTAGTTGTTGTTTTTCCTTTACTCATAAATCTTTTCTAATTAAATGTTCTGTTACAAATCCAAGATGTTTAAGCTTTCTTGTCCATCCTTTTCTGCCACCACCGTAGAGTCTTTTGACTCCACATTTCTTTGCGTACTCTTCTATGTGTGGCAACATCGCCTCTAACTCTTTATAGTCACCACCACAAAAGAGTAAGTTCATTGCGGTGTGCTGTGGAAATACTACAAACTCTGTTACAAATGCTGCATTGTTGCTAGCCCAAAGTAGGAATATTCCTTCTCTTATTTTATCTTCTATGTCATCAATTGTATAGGCATCTTGATGTTTAACCGCTTTTGCTATAAGAGGTTTGGTTCTTATCCATTCCTCTTGCCAGCTTTCATTAATCGCCTTTTGCATACTCTACTAGGCTTGCAATAACATTAATGTTTGCATGGCTTGCTTGTATTTTTAAAACTTGTCCAGCTGTTAAGACTAAATCATTTTCTAATAACTCGTCTGTTTGATTTGCTGTTATATTGTGTTGTTTAAAAATATAGAAGTTAGACGCACCAGTAGATATTGATATATCTATGTTTGTTTGTTGATTGCCGTAGTCACATACCAAGATAGACTCTAAAATAGCAAAGTCAAAATCTGTACCAGTCGGTGCTGTGTATATTGTTTCTAATGATGTTGTCCCAGATACAGTCAGTTTAGAATTAGTTACTCTTTGTATATATTGGGCTTTACTTTCTGGTGATATCATCTTCTGCCTCTTGGTTTACCGTCTACTCTTATAACTCCGACTTGGAAGTCTTCTGTTAAAGATCCTGTAATTTTCATTTGTACCTGTCTTGCGCTAAACCTTGCATCAGTATATCCGTCTGTTTGGAAGGTAAAGTTACCGAAATCTGTTTGAGATCCTAGAGGTGTAAAGCCACCAGTAAATCCTACAGTTATGCCTGGCAAGTTTGCAGACTCTTCGTCTGGAATAATTTGGTTTACCTGTATAACTCTGTCACCGTTGCCTATCTCTATAGGTGCGCTAGTACAAAATGGCACTTGGTTGCCTATGCCTGGTGAGTCAAACAATGGTCTTTTATCATGCTCGTATACATTACCGTTTGAGTCGCATGCTATTGGATTAGCAAACACTCCCTGGTCAATCCAGCATGTTCTATCCATAGATCCTATGGACCATACATTATCTAAGTAGTTCCAGATAACATATTTGTTTGGTGTTGGTTGGTAGTCATCCCCAACTGGGAAAAACCACCATATCTCATTAAAGTCTACGTTATGTGTACCAAAAGTATTTTCTTGTGTACCAGATTGTATGTTATCAAAAATGAAATCATGCACATTTGATTTTAGTTCTTTTACAGTACCTGAGTATGTGAAAAATGAGTTCTCTCCAATCCATGATATGAAGTCACCAGAAGCAACTATGCCTCTAGGACAGATAGCCTTGCAGTTAACTCCAGCGTCTTGTATTCCATATACAAATGGAGAACCAGCATAATACATTTTATTAATACCAATATCGGTAAATATAATAACGCTGTTCTGCCACTTAACTGCATACAAGGCTCTACCACCAGTAGGTATTTGTAAGTCTCCAGCTGTGTTTCTTGCTGTTGCGGTCCAGTTGGTATTGTCTTCTCTATCGCTCCAGGATATTTTCCTAGGATCGCTGTATGAACCAATGGCTACCAAGTGTCTTTCATTGGTTACTATAATAGCCTGGCATCCTATTGGTGAGTTTGTTATTTGTGTAGCTATAGTATCTGGAGATCCTGATCCTGCATCTGGTCGCCATTGATATATTTTACCGTCACTAGAACAGCAAAATACTAAATGCTCTCCCCAGTTATCAAATGAGAAATGATCTGTTTTTAACGCAAGCGTAGACGCTGATCTTGCAACTCCATAATTCTCTTCGTCATAATCGTATGTACCATAGCCATTTGAAGTATTGACAGAATCGCCAACAAAACCCGATGGTGTGATATCTATCCAGGCATCATTATAAAATACATAAACTTTTGTTCTTGTGCCAACAACTAGAACCTTGTCTCCGTCATTAGTTCTATAAGAATACATGGCTATCGGCGTGCCTGCTAGGGTAGTATTTTCAAAGTTTGTCCAACCGCCAATAGGTTTAAGATAACCGTTTTCAAAACGTACTAAATCACCATCTACCCAACGTCCTTTGTTGGCGTAATCAGTACCGTTTTTTACTATTCCTGCGGGTGGTGTGATTGGGTATAGGGCCATTGTCAGCTCCTATACTGTACGTTTCCACATATAAGCAACTATGTATGGTTGTAAGTTGTTATGCGCGCTTCCGCCACCTGTGGCTTGTGTTGACTGTGTTGATGTTGGTGAACCACCAGCAACCTCAATCGCTCCAGATCCACCTGGATTATCACTAGCATCTAAAGCATGTGTATGTGATGGAATTTCGCTAGTTGTTAATGTGTGTGTTTTTGCACCGCCAGTCTCTCCCACTGTGTCAAAGTCTGTATCAGTAGAATCTAAACCAACTACAACCTTACCAGCTCCGAAAGCTACCCATGTGCCAAAACCAAGTAATGTACCTGGATTGGTTGCGCTAGTTGCATTGATATAGATAGATCCAACTGGATATACTTTTTCTAGTACGTTAGTACCATTGATTTGTAGCTCGCCACCAGTAGTATTTACATTACCACTAGTTGTAACAGTAGTTCCTGTTATTGTGGTTGCTACAACTGTTGATGCTGTAGTAGCACCAATAGCAGTATTGTCTATTGCGCCACCGTTTATATCTACTGTGGTTAGTGTAGATGTTCCAGTTATTGTTGCACTATTTAAAGTAGCTAAACCAGTTGTTGATAAAGTAGTAAATGCACCAGTTGATGCTGAATTTGCACCGATTGGAGATCCATCAATTGCACCACCATTTACATCAATAGTTGTAAAAGATGCTGTACCAGTAGAGGTTAATGTGCCTGTTACTGTTAAGGTTTTATTATTACCAACATTAAGACCTACACTAGTACCTGCGCCATTAGCAGCAAAAATACCGTCAATGATATCTAAATCATTATTTAATCTGCCACCCCATTCATTAGTAGCGCCTCCTACTTGTGGTTTTCTAAGTTCTAAATTGGTGGTGTAGGTATCTGCCATAATGTTTACTTCTTAAATTTGGATAGTATTGTATCTATCCATTCTGGTTTCTTTTTATTTATTATAAAGTATATTATCCCGATTATGATAACAACTTGAAAAAGTGTTTCCATCTACTCGCCTATAGTTTTTGTTTCAGTCGTAGGTGTTATCTCTTCAGATATTTTTGAGTCTAAAGCAGACTTTAAGTTTGCTACTTCCTCTTCACCCATATTACCCTCAACCCAACCAGTAACTATTGTATTAGTTAATTCGTCAAAAGGTTTAAAGTCTGTACCGACATCTTCTAATGATAATGATTGAGTGCCATAAACACTAGCGGTGTATGGTACTTCTTGACCATCCACTTCGTGTGTTTCACTACTTGTTGCGTTAAGTCTCCAATGGACGTTGTAAACTGTATCTGTGTGATCCTCGTATTCTGGGTACACGTCTACTGTTTTACAGTCCCATTCGTATGTATTTGCCATCTTGTTCTCCTATAAAGTTGTTATTATGAAAGCTAGGAGTTCATTATACCTTACTCCGAGCCTAGTTTGCTCTACCCCGTCATCATCTTCCCAGGTGCTAGATATAAACATACCATAATCACCTGCATCAAGGCCTTCTGCTGTAAA